CACGGCGATGCCGAGCTCCACTCGGATCACATCGTCCCACGCTCGAAGGGCGGCCGCGACACCCTCTCGAACCTGACGACGCGGTGCGCGGGGTGCCACTCACGGCGCCACGGAAACCCCCACATCGCCCTCGGCGGTGGCGGCTCGCGCGACAGTCGCCGCGACCGCCGCCTCCCGAGTCGGCCGTCGAGATCGCGGTCGCGAGGAGCGTGGTCGCGATGAGCGGCGAGGTGTTCCTCGACCTCCTCACGAGGCACGTTCGCGACGAGCGCACGTACCGCGATCCCGAACGGGCCCGACGTCGGGCCGACGAGTGGAGACGGTCGCAATGAGCTCGCGCTCCAACTCCGACGACGTCACCGACGGGATCGACCCGATTCGGTTCCGGGTACGCCACCGCGCAACGGGGGATCTCGTTGCGACCGGGTGCTCGTTCGCGAACACGAGTCGAGGCGGCGGAGCAGTGCTTACGCGGCCCGGTTCGACCGGGCCGGTGGAGGTGTACGACGACGCCGACGCCGCGATCGAGTACGTGACCGAGGACACGCTCGGTGCGATTGAGGTGGTGTACCTGGATGAGATTCCCGGCCTCGGCACACCGACCGTCGACCACGGCGACGACATGGAGGCCGCTGGCGACGACTCACACGAGTGTCCGCTTTGCGGCGGCGACGTGCCCGAGGGTGAGGGGCGCGACTTCCACGGCGTAGAGCTCACGATCTGCAAGGGATGCGCGAAGCGGATGAACGAGACGACGCCGCAGGAGGATTACCGTTCGTGAGTGCGACGGCGCCCGAACGCGACTCCCGACTCTCGGACCACCCCGCGGCGTACGCGGGGAAGGGAATCCGGTACGATCCCGGTCGGTCGCCCTCGCTCACGTACGAGTTCTGGGAGGCACAGTTCCGGGCGCTCTACTATCTGGCGGGCGACGACGAGATCCGCGACCGGCTTCGCGAGCTCCTCGTCGCGCGATACAACCTCGAACCCGAACCGTCGCCGGATTACGATATCGTCGCGTGGCTCGCTGGATATCGATCCGGAAAGACGGTGCTCGGCGCACGGTGGGAGATCGAGGGCGCGTGGCGGCTCCCCGGCACGCGCTGGCTCGCGATGGGGCAGGATCGCTCGAAGGCCCGCGAGACGACGTTCCGCGTGCTCCACGAACAGCTCCCTGGCGAGGATACCGGCCGCCTCGAATCGGATTATAACGGCCCGGAAACGTCGCCGATCGTGAGCAACTACGACCGGAAAGATCACGTGCTCACGCTCACGAACGGCTCAGTGATCGTCGAAGGCTCGGCGGACAAGTGGAACCGCCACGCGGGCGACGAGTTCGCGGGCGTCTGGCTCGACGAACCGAGCCACTACCACCCGAACGAGAAGCTGTTCGATCTCCTCGAAATGCTCGGCACCCGGCTCTCGGCCGATCGCGGCCCGCGCCGACAGTTCTGGTCATTGACCGGAAACGGGTATAACCCGGCTCACAAGATCCTCGAAAAGCAACAGTCGCCCGACGGGGAGCCGCTTGGGCAAGAGATCAAGCTCCTCACCGCCTCGGTACTCGATAACCCGTTTCTGGAGCGCGAGGTGAAACGCAAGTTCGAGCGACAGTACGCCGGAACGGCGCGCGAGGAGCAAGCCCTCCACGGCGGGTTTAGCGCGAGCGAGGGCCTCGTGTACTCATTCGATCGCGACCGCCACGAGGTGAACAATCACTCGTTTGGCTCCCGGCTCCCGCCGCTCGATCCCGAGTACCGCGTGTACGGGTACGACGCGGGGTTTGTCGATCCCCGGTGTATGCTGGAGATCGGGCGCACAATCGGCGACGGCCACCTCGTCGTACTCGATGAGTTTTACGAGCGGAAAACCTCGCTCGAACAGCTCCACGACGAGGACAAAGACGGGTGGCTCCTCTCGAAGCCGCCGGGCGTGATCGCGGCCGAACACGAGCCCGAGGATATCGAGGAGTTCAACACCGAGCTCCCCTCGCCGTGGGAGACGATCCGCGCCGACAAATCGCACGAGGGCATGGCGAAAGTTGAAGACAATTGGCTCAACCCCCGCGACGAGGACACCGGCAAGCGCCTCCCGGCGCGCTTGTACGTACACGAGCGGTGTACGAACTTGATCGAGGAGCTCACCTCGTACAAGGAGGAGGAGATCGGCTCGAACAGCGCGACCGACCACGCCGCCGACGCACTTCGCTACGCGGTGATGTGCGTGGAGCACGGCGACGACGGCCTCGGTGGCTTCGGGGTCGGCACAGTATCGGCCGGATAAACGACTCGGACAAGGCAAAACGATGGATCTCACAACGACGACAGCGCTCGCGGCGAACCTCCTCGGCGCTCTCGCCGCGATCGCAACGATCGGCGGTATCGCTTACAAACGACCGGACTCGGCGCTCGCGTGGCTCGGGGATGTGACGGGCACCGAGCTGTATCTCTCACGGGAGGCCGCGATCGAGGCGGCCTCGCCCGAGGAGGTGGCCGAGCACGTGACCGATCCCGAGCTGGCACTCGAACGGATCGAGGCGCTCGGCGGGGTTGGCCCGAGCAAGGCCGATCACGAGCGCGTGGCCGCGCTCGTGGAGTACAGCTCAGTGCTCCACGACCGGGCCGACGAAGTGATCGATCCCACGGGCCCGGTGTACGCGACCGAGCACCGGGTCGTGATCGATCGCGACGAGGTGCGCGCGGCCGACCGCGACGAGCAAACCGAGCACCTCGCGGAGATCGCCGAGGCGCTAAAGCTCCCCGAAACGGCGTGGTGCGTGGATCCGCTCGAAACGATCACGCGCCTCGAAGATGATCCCGAGACGGCGTACGTGTGGAACCTCGGAGAGAACGCGACCGCGAACGAGGTGGCTTCGCTCCGCCGGTCGTTCGAGGAGCGGTTCGCCGAAACCCACAATCGCGAGCCCCGCGCGCTCCACCTCATCGTGGCCGGGCTCGAAGCGCTCCAGCGGATCCCCGACGACGTGATCGAGAACACGATCAAGCCGTGGCTCCGCGACCGCGAAGCCAAGCGCGAGGCTCGCGAGGAGCTGGCCGAGCGCCGGGAGCTCGGCGCGAAGGGGCGGCCCGCTGGAGGTGAGCGATAGATGCCCGTGTACGGCGAGGTGCGCGACGGCATCGCGGGGTTCAACGCCTCGAACACCGGCGCGCGCGGCCAGCGATCGAGCCGGATCAACTACGGCGATCAATCGAAGGGCGTGCCGCGGTACGAGGACGTGGTTTCGATCCGGGCGCTGGAGCAAACCCACACGGTTTCGCTCCCGATCGATACGATCCAGCAACAGGTGAGCACCACGCCGTTCGCGGTCGTGCCCGACGTGGCAAAATACGAGAACGTGACCGCCACCCACGAGAAGGCAGCCGAGGCGGCCGAAGAGGAGTTCTTTCGGGGCAAGTTCAACTCGAATCGGGAGAGCTTCGACTCGTGGCTCAAGCAAGTCACGAACGGGATCCTTTCGGTAAACGCGGGCGTGACCGAGCTCGTGCCGACCGAGGGCGGGTACGTCGGGGAGATGTACGCCCGCGACGGCGCCACTTTCACGCGGGCACCCGACAAGCACGGCCGCCTCCCCGAGCCGCCCGAGCCCGCGTATTGGCAATTCTCGTTGCGGGGGTTCATCGAGCCGTTCGATCACGACGTGCCGCTCCGCGAGTTGGCCGAGGCGGTCGGGCCGCTCGGGTACGGCCGCCGGGCCCGTGAGCCGATCCCGTTCTCGCGCGACGAGATCGTGTGGATGGCCGAGGACGGCAAGGAGTGGCACGAGTACGGGTTCGGCCGGGTGCAAAAGGTGCAAACCCTCGTGGAGATTATCCTCAATCAAGATCTCTCGAACCGCAAGTATTTTCCGGCGAACGAGGTGCCCGAGGGCGTTCTCAATATTGTGGAGGCGAACCAAGATCAAGTCGATGAGGTGCGCGAGTGGTGGAACGAGGAGATCAAGGGCGAGCGCCACAAGGTCGGGATCCTCGGCGGGAACGGCTCCGATATCGAGTGGATGCCGTTCCGCGCCTCGCCCGAGGAGCTGGAGTTCATCGAAAGCCAGAAATGGTACAATCAACTCGTGTGGATGGTGTTCGGCCTCAATCAGAACGAGGTCGGCGATATCTCGGAGATCACCCGACCGGGCGGCACCGAACAGTACGCCACCAAGGTGTTCCAGCGCACGACGCGGCCGCTCCTCGATCTCATCGCGAACCACATCAATCGCCAGATCCTCCCGTTCCTCCCGGCGTATGAGAAGGTCGACGGCGAGATCAAGTTCACGTGGCAGATCGATCACCCCGAGGTGAAGGCGCGCGAACGCCAGCGCCAGCGCGATGATCTCACGGCCGGGCTCAAGACGGTGAACGAGGTGCGCGAGGCGCGGGGCGAGGAAACGTATCCGTGGGGCGATATGCCCGAGGATCTCCGCAAGAGCGTGTTCCGGCGGTTCCCGCGGTACGCGCTGGAGGAGTTCACCGACGTGGAGGAGCTCCCCGAGGAGCAACCCGTGCAAGATCCGCTCGCCTCGCTCGTCGGCGGTGGCGAGGATCGCGCGGGCCCAGCGGTCGCGACCGTCGACGGCGGCACTCCGGCACGCACCGACGTGTTCGAGGAACCCGAGGCGCTCCTCCAGCTCGCCGAGGAGGTGGCGGCGACGAAAGAGCCGCTCCGAAACGAGCGGTGGCGCGGCGAGTTCCCGAACCTCGTCGGCCACATGACCTCGCTGGAGAACGATCTTGCGCCGATCTTCGAGGAGCAAGCCGATGATCTGGAGGAATTCGTGGCCGACGAGTTCCCCGAGGAAAACCGTGCCCCCGACGGCGAGCACAAGGCACCGCTCCCGAACGTGGATGCAATCCTTGATGCGATCTCGCTCGCGCCGACGCTCCGCGAGATCGTGACCGACGCGAACCTCGATGCGATGAGCGAGGGCGCTGAATTCCACGCCGAAGATGCCGAGGAGGAGCTGGCCGAGCGCCTCGAAGATGAGGATATTGAGGTGGAGCTCTCGTTCGACGTGGAGGACTCGTTCGCGGCCCGCCACCTCGAACAGCGATCGGCGAGCAAAATGCGGAACGTGGAGGAGAGCGTGAAGCTCGGCGTGCAGCGCACGCTCCTCTCGGTCGCCAACGACGGCGGCACCGTGACCGACGCGACCGCGGCGCTCCGCGAGAAGTTCGATCAGTTCTCCGAGGGCCACTCCCGGCTCATCGCCCGGACCGAGTCGTTGGAGAGCGCCCGCCACGGCTCGCAAGCCCTCGCCGAGAGCTCCGAGCTCATCGCGAGCAAGTCGTGGAACTCCACCGACGACGGCCGTGGCCGCGATTGGCACGTCGCGATGGACGGCGTTACGATCCCGAAAGAGGAGGAGTTCACGGTGCCGCAACTCGGCGCCGACGGCCAGCCGAGCGACTACCCGCGGAGCACCCTCACGGTCGGTGGCGATCAACCGTACAATTGCCGGTGCGGGCAGCGCCCCGAGCTCGCCGAGGATCTCCCGACGCGAGCGGCCGATCTCATGGCCGAGTACAAAGGTGTGCTCGTGTACCGGCGGAACTCGAAGCGCGCTTCGGTCGCGCGCGAGCACCGCCGGTCGGGTGAGACGCTCCTCGAAGCAATCGAGCGCGTAATCACTGAGAACGACGGCTCGATCACCGCGACCGCGGACACGCTCGAGATCTCGAAACCGACGCTGTACGACTGGCGCGATGGTGGGCTCGCTGTCAGCGGGTAATCGGACGTCACTCGGTACAACCGCCGAATAATTCATTATTACCGCCATTTAGGAGGCGGGTAACAAAGAGGTGGGAATGCGTGTGTGAGGATAGGCGCCACCCGAATCACGGGCGCTCGCCACGCCCGAAAACATGCCTTGTTCGAGTCGGCGGCGCCGCGGATCCATCAAGGGGGCGAACTCCGCCCCGCTTTTCGTACCCACAAGCATCGCGTAGCGGCGTCTCGCACGGGATTTAACGCGGTTTTACGAGACTAAACTAAAGGCTTCCTGCTGTTTTGAGCGAAGCAAGGCGATCACTGCGCCCCGACCGGGCTCCCGGCGGAGCTCGCGAGCGCGTGCCGCCGACTCGACGAGGCACGATGCAGCAATTACACAAACATACTCGCACGATCGAACGCGGGCCTGACGGACGTATCCGCAAGGGGTTCTCGCTTCCGTCGAACGAGGTGAAAACGTGGAAAGACACGATCACCCGCGACGACGGTGAGGAAACCGAGGTGGATATGATCCGCGTGCCGGTGAGCTCCACCGGCACCGATCGCGACGGCGATCACTTCTCCGAGGAAGGTCTGGAGCACATGGTCGACCAGCTCAAGAGCGGGGAGGTGCCGCTGTACGCGAACCACGGCCTCGATCCCGAAACCGGGTGGCAGGAATACCGCTTCGAGCACGCGCTCGGCGGGTGGAAAGACGGCGAGATCGAGAACGATGTGGTGTACGGCACCGCCGCGCTCGATCCCGATAACGAAACCGCCGACGTTCTCGTGCGCCAGATCGAGAACGGCGTGGTGCCGGTTTCCTTCTCGGTCGGCTTCATGCCGATCAACGCCGACACGCGAACGGACGAGGAGGGCGAGCCGGTCGGTCGCGTTTTCCACGAACACGATCTTTTCGAGGTGAGCCGGGTCGGGATTCCGAGCAACACCGACGCCACGATCGCCTCGGCCGCCACTATGGCCGCGAAGGGCGTGGCCGCCGCCGAAGGGATCTCCGACGACGCCCAGATCAAGGCCCTCGCCTCGGAGATCAAGGCGGCGATCAAGACGGGCTCCCCGTTCGATCAAGCGATCACGAACACGATGCAAGGTAACGAAAACGAGGGACCGCTCTCGGTTCTGGAGCGATACCTCAAACGACAAGGCACCGATCCCTCGGATCCCGTGGAGGAGTTCCTTACGTGGTGCGAGGAGAACGACGAGGCCCGCGGCGCTGGCGTGCCCGAGGCCGCCGACGAGTTCCGCGCAAGCGACGAGGAGGCCACCGTCGCCGAACTCCGCAATCACATCAAGGAGAGCGGCGACGACGGCGACGATGACGACGATGACGACGACGATGATGATGACGACGACGGCGGCAAGAGCGGCTCTGCGGGGCTCACCCGCGAGGCCGTTCGCGAGGAGCTCCGCTCGGAGCTGGAGCCGATCCAGGACGAGCTCTCGGAGCTCCGCGAGATCGTGACCGACGACGGCACGAGCACCGACGGTGGCGAGGAGAACTCGCTGGCCGACCAGGTGGAGGAGCTCCGCGAGGAGCTTCGCGACGTGCGCGAGCGGAACGAGGAGCTCGAACAGCGTCTCGGCGAGCCGCGAGATCCGAAGGGTCGCGCCGGTGGCGGGATCCAGCGGGCCGAGCGCACCGGCGGTGCGGGCGGCGAGCGGGATCGGACGGAAACCACGGGTCGCGAGCCCGGAACCTCGCGGTCGGCCGACGACGAGGAGGGGCTCTCTCGCCTCGCCGCGGCCATGAAGGAGGAAAACTAACACGATGAGCTCCGTTAAGGACAGTTTCGAGATCGCGGATCCGCGACAGGCGTTCAAAAACTTCTACGAACAGCACAGTATCCCGACGACCGAGCGCCGGGGCATGAAGCTCACGCACCCGCGCTCGAAGGTGATGCGGGCGATCGAGAGCGATCAAGACCTCCGCGAGAAGTTCAGCAAGTTCTGGCTCAAAAACCAATTCGAGATCAACGCGACGGGCACCGAGCTCGAAGCCCGCGGGATCGAGAAGGCGACCGTGGATCAGATGAAAGAGGAGAAGGCGATCGACGCGAACGTGGCACAGAACGCCACGCCGCTCGTGTTCGATCCCGAGATCCTCGGCATCTACAAGCCGAACGCGCCCCTCGTGGATCGGCTCACGCAAGAGGGCCAAGAGGGGTACACCGCGGTGTACAACCGGATCGACTCGCGCGACGACGCGATCGGGTGGACCGACGAGGCCGACTCGATGAACCTCCTCGATAACAGCGAGTCGGATATCTCGCTGGCGAAGGCCAAGCGCGACATGAAGATTTGGGTGGACAAGGTGAGCGTAGCCGACTTCAGCCAGCGGGCCATGTCGCACTACGCGAACCTTCGCGACACCACGCTCGGCGAGCGCATCGCCGTGCACGCGCAGGAAAAGGAGCAAACCGTGCTGTACGCCGATCCCTCGCAGGGGCTCACCGACGGGTCGCCCGGCGACGAGAACGCCCCCGAGGGCCTCGCGACCGTCGCCGCCGCCGCGGGCAATCAGGTGGACAAGAGCGCGGTTTCGCTCTCGGAGAGCGATGCCCTCCTCAAGGACATCAAGGCCGAGATCTACTCGATGCTCCAGTCGGAGAAGAACATCCTGCCGAACGATCTGGAGATCTGGACGAGCTGGACGCTGTACGACGAGCTCGATAACGAGCTCAATTCGTTCGGCCGGATCGAGCTGGATGCGGATCGCGTGAACTACGGCGGCACCGATATGTCGATCGGCCCGTCGGTGCCCGTCACGCCGAGCCATAACATCCGAGCGCACACCTACGACGACGGCACGAACACCTACTCGGCCGGATCGGCGGGCGACGTGTTCATCGTGAACACCCGCTCGATGCGGTACCGGAACCTCGCGCCGCTCTCCACCGTGCCGCTCGGCCGCCGCGGCCTCGCCGACGAGGTGGCGATGTTCGAGTACGGCACCCCGATCTACCGGGCCGAGGGCGAGTTCAGCAAGCACCTCTCGGACTACCAGATCTAACCGTGATCGAGTTCGAGCACCGCGCGGGGTGGGTATGCGGCACCGTCGCGGTGGCGCTCCGCACCCGCGCCAAGATCACCGAGGCGGGCACGTTCGAGGTGCCCGGCGAGGTGTACGAGGAGGATCCCGACGTGCTCCAGCGCCTCATCGATGCGGGGCACGAGCCCGTGGATCCGTCGGCGCTCCCCGACGAGGTGGAGTACGAGGCCGCCGAGACCGCCTCCAGCGCCGACGAGAGCACGAGCCCCGGCGACGAGAGCAACGGGTCGGGCGGCGACGAGGCCGCCAGCGAGGCGGCCAGCGTGCCCGACGACGAGCTCACGGGCATGGACCGCTCCGAGCTGTGGGAGCTCGCACACTCCGACGAGTTCGAGGCCGAGCCCGAGTTCGAGTGGAACGAGAGCACCACCGAAGGGCTCCGCGAGTGGATCCGCGGCCAGCGCGAGGAGGAGTAACCTGCACATGGCCCGCACTATGAAAACACAAAACGGCCGCCCCGTCGCGACCGACGACGACCCCGAGGCCGACGCGGAGGCCGACGCGGGCGAACACGATCGCGACGGCGACGGCGTTAACGAGGAGGTGGCTTAAATGGGGAAGATCGGGCACAACGACCACGAGGAGCGCCTCCTCACGCTCACGATCGGCGACCAAGCCGAGCACGACTTTCCCGACACCGACGGCGACGACACCGCGAACGGCCCGCACGACGACGCACAAGAGCCGATCGACGTGCGCCACGTCGGCGAGGCACTCGTGAAGATCACGAACGATCTCACGGTCGCGATCTCGGGGCGCCTCGAAGGCACCACGACGAGCGACCGCGAGAGCTTCGCGGATCCGATCTCGCTCGCCTCGTTCTCGGCGCTCGGCGCTGGCGAGAGCACCTACCTTGTGATCCCCGCCGGTGAGCCGTGGCCCGCGATCCGAACCGTTGTGAGCGCCGACTCGGCGCCCGCTGGCGGGAACACGGTCACGGCGGAGTGGGAGAAGAAACACGGGAGGGATTGATCCGTGGGGGAGTACGCCGATCCCACCGTCGTGAAACAAACCACCGGGATCACTCCCGACGACTTGAGCAACGTCGCCGACGCGACCGAGCTCGATGCGCTCCTCCTCGATCTTAACAAGCGCGTGAGCGAGGCGATCGAACGGTACACGGATCGTACGTTCGAGGATCACCCGAACGTGACCGACTCGTTCGATGGAAACGACCGGCTCAACGACGACGGGAACGGCGTGCTCCGCCTCCCGAACACGCCGGTGCGCTCGATCTCCGAGGTGGAGGTGACAGGCACCGTGCTGGATCCCGCCGACTACCGACTCGCGAAGCCCGGCGTGGGGCTCATCGAGCGGAAAAACGCGGTGTTCCCCCGCGGGTGGGAGAACGTGACCGTGACGTACACGTGGGGGTACGCCTCGCCGCCCGGTGGCGTGAAGCGCGTGGCCGAGGATCTCATCGCCGACGCGCTCCGCGCGGCCCATCGCGACGACGACGCGGGCCCGGCCGAGAGCGTATCAATCGATGGATTCAGCACGTCGTACTTCACGAGCGAGCTGGAGAACGAACAACAGCACAAGAACCGCCTCAAGAAGTACCGGCGGATCGCACTCGCGTAACCATGATCGAGAACATCATCGTGGAGGCCGTGGTCGCCGGGGTCGGCGGCGCGGCCGCGGTCGTCGCCGGGATCGGCGGGTACTACGTGCGCGAGATCCGCAAGAACTCGCGGTTTCGCCGATTCTTCACGGGCGAGGATATCGAGCACGAGCCAGGCGAGCTCGCGGAGATCGAAACGGCGTTCTCGGAGATCCGCGACGAGCTCGAAACGAGCCGGGAGGAGCGCCACCACGAGCACGAGAAGGTGTGGGAGGCGCTCTCAGCGATCCACACCACGGTATCGAACCTCGTGCGCGAGGTGAACGCCCGCGGCCTCGATGTGGAGGAGGGCGATCACCCGTTCCAGTACCGCGGTGGCTCCAGCGCCAGCTCCGAGGAGGCGAAGCCGAGCGATGACTAACCCCGACGCGCTCGTGCGCGCTGGCGGGCAAGACGTGGATCTCCACCGGCTCACCGATCCCGTACTCGTGAACAACGAGCTCGATGCCGACGCCTCCACATTCGAGCTCATCACGATCCCCGCGATCGTGAGCGATCTCACGTACAAGGACGAGCGCCGCCTTGAGGGGCGCGTGGATAATGCCTCGCTCAAGATCACCGTGGAGAGCGACGTGGATATCCGCGCGAGCGACCGGCCGATCCGCCCCGACAAGGTGCGGCACCCGGCGGGCGCGGGTGGTAAGATCTACGAGGTGGCCGAGGTGCGAACGATCGCGCACCCGCTCGCCGATATCGAGAAAAAGACGGCCGTGCTCTCGGTGAAGCCCGGCCGCACCTCGCTGGAGTGATCACGGGTGCCCGAGGAGGCGTTCGCGATCGATGTGCGCGAGTACGAGGGGATCCCGGTGCTCCAGATCGCCAGCGAGGAGCTGTACAAGACGGCGATCCGCACTAAGAACACGTGGCGCGAGAACATACGGAACGGCCGGGGCGCCGCGGGGAACCACGGCTCGCCGTACGTGAACACGGGTGAGGCCGCCACCGACGTAACGATCGAGCCGAAGGCCGAGGGCGCGCTGGAGTACACGATCGGCGGCGACGTGGTACAGCTCGCGGTCGCCGAGTACGGCCGGGCGCCCGGCTCGATGCCACCGCCCGAGCCGATCTCGCGGTGGATGCGCGAGGCGCTCGGGGAGACGGATCCCGATCCGTGGCCGATCCAGAAACACATCGAGGAGAACGGCCTCGAACCGTTCAAGCCAGGGCTCGCGGCGTACCACGAGCACGCGCCCGAGCTCTCGGAGAACTCCGCGCGCCGGATCGATGCGGCGCTCACCGCGCAAGAGGAGTAACGACGCCCGCGATTTAACGCGATTTTACGGAACTAAACTTTAGCGCGACGGGTGACAAGAGCCGAGCGAGCACGTACGCGGCGGTCAATAAACCGCTGTGTTCCGGCTCGAACACGGCCAAATAAGGCACTATGAGCACGGTAATCGCGACCGAGGAGCTCTCCACCGAGATCCTCCAGAATCAGTTTCGTACGCCTCTCCAGCAAGAGGCCGACGACTCGAACCGCCCGCTCACCGATCCGTCGGCGAGCGAGCGCGATCCGAACGATAACACGATCCCGCCGTTCGTGCTCCCGTCGTTCCCCGATCAAGACCCGCTCTACCCGCATCTTATCGTGAGCGAGGCGGGCGACGAGGGCGCACGGCCCGATGATCGGGCGGATCTCCACGAGCACACGTACGATGTGGAGGTGAAGATTCTCGCGAAAAGTACCACGAGCTTGAACAAACGCACCGACGAGGTGCGCGGGTGGTTCGAGGATCGGATCCCCGAGCTGAACGCGGCGGGGTACACGGATCCCGAGATCGCGGGCGGCGGTGGCGTGCCGGATTACGAATCGGCACCGAGCGTAAAGAGCAAGACGGTGCTCTTTCGGGGCACCGTTTACACCGGATAACCGACACATGGCAGATACACAGAACTATCGACTCAAGCAAGGCACCGAGCGCGTCACCCGCGCCGGGCTCCACCTCGAACGCGGGAACACCGTGGAGCTCACCGAGGAACAGTACCACGAGCACGACGACGTGCTCGAACCGGCCGGTGGCACCGGCACCGACGACGTCGACGAGGAGGCGAGCGAGTGATGTTCCACTTCGACCACGCCGAGGACCTCGTAAAAGCGCTCATCGAGGCCGGGTACGACGTGAAAGAGGTCACAGACTACGAGGCCGAGAGCTACGAGGGTTCGTTCGAGATCGCCCTCCGAGTCACGCCCCGGCCACCGGGCGAGGAGCGCGACTTTTCGAGCGGCCACCCCGACGGCGACGAGGAGGCCAAGTAAAATGGTGCGCTACGCGCAAGCGAGCAAGACACAGATCTCGTACGGCATCGAGAGCACGGCGTACTCGAAGGCGAGCGATCCCACGACGTACTTCGGGCTCGTACGCGACGCTCCGCGACGCCGGCTGGGTCGACGTCGGACTCGACTCGTCGACGCCGATGAACTACGAGGGCGATCCGGGGATCGACGCCCTCCAGGTGACGTACGCGGGCGACCTCTACACCGCATAGGCACGAGACCGACACGAGAGTGACACCACAACGGCATCAACACGATGGCAGAACAACACACCTATCGACTGAAAGACGGCGTGCAGCGCGTCGCCGCGTCCGACGTGCGGCTCGCACGCGACAGCGACGACCTCCCCACGACCGTCGAACTCGACGAAGAGGAAGCAGCAGCGATCAACGACAGCCGCCCCGAGCCCGTCATCGAGCGCGCCGGTGGCGCGACCGACAGCGACGGAGGTAGCGAATGAGCGCAGATCGGTACTTCGCGGCGAGTCTCGGACAGGTCTCGTACGGCATCGAGAGCTCGAAGTACTCGAAAGCGAGCGACCTCTCGAACTGGTTTGGGTTCGTCACCGAGGACGTCGAGCCGCCGAACCCGAACCCCCACACGGCGAAGAGCACGGGCGGCCAGCGCCGGGGGCCGTACGCCCTGTCGCCGGACGCCAAGGAGTACGAACTTGAGGTCCCCTTCGAGATCGTCGACCACAACGCGCCCCTCGAAGTCGCACTCGGGCAGCGTACGACGACCGCGAAGGATCCCGACGGCGACTCGACTGACGAGTACAACGAGCACCTGATCACCGAGCAGGATAAGCTCCCGACGCTGACCCTCCAGCACCAACAGGAAGACGCGGACCTGCAGGCGTGGTACATCGGGGGGAAGGCGAACCTCGAAATCTCCGCCCAGCAGGGCGAGGCCGTCACCGGGAACATGTCATTCATGTTCCCGAAGATGGACTTCGACGACGCGGTCACCTCGGGCTACACGTCGCTGTCCATCCCGCAGAAGTCTCCGTTCCGGTTTTGGATGAAAGGCGACGTGGAGCTCACCGACCCCGCGGACGACTCGTCGGTCAAGACCGTCGCGACGGTCTCGGGCTTCTCGTGCAGCTGGGACAACGGCCTCGAGGTCAACCACCACGGCGACGGCCGCGACGGCTACAGCGTGAAGGAGACCACCGGCGCGGAGAAGTACGACCACTCGCTGACGGTGACGGTCGTCGACACCGACCTCTACCGGCGGGCCGCCGAGAACAAAGAGAAGGTCGACGTCGAGATCCCGATCACGCGCGACCCGAGCGCGCCCACCCCGTACGACGCCATGTACATCCGGCTCCTCGGGTGCAAGATCGTCGACGCGCCGATGCCGAACCCCTCGGAGGGCGACCTCGAAGCCGACATCGCACTTCAGCCGACCAACACCGAGATCGAGATCCGCGAGCCGCTCGTCTAAACCGATCATGACTGACGCAGACACCACGGCGGGCTCTCCCGCCACCGACCCGGATGCACAGCCGACCGACGACCCCGTCGAAAAGGTCGAGGAGGTATCGTGGGACGAGGCGCAGGCGCACTTCGCCGAGCGAAAGAACGAGACCCGCGACCTCGCCGCCGACCTCGGCGGCGGGCGGATCGCGACGTTCACCGTCCGCGGCCTCGACGACGACGAGCAGGCAGACGTCGAGCAGGCGTCGGTGAACGTCAAGCGGAAGAAGCGTCGGCGCGGCGAGGACGAAATCAACCTCGACTCGCAGGCGATGAAGGACACGATGCTGAAGTACGGCATCGTCTCGGGCCCGGACGGGTTCAAGCCCCACCGCGAGGACCACCGCCAGCAACTCCCGCCGGGGGTGAAGGACGAACTCGTCGACGAGATCGAGGACCTGTCGAGCCTCGACGTGGCCGAGCGCGACCAGTTTCCGTAAGTGGGGCCGCGGGAAGCAGCTCGGCCCGGACGAACTCGACGAGGCGTGGCAGGAGCGCGTGCTCGATGACGCGCTGTGGTTCGACGAGTACGGAGCGCCGTTCGACCTCCGGCTCCTCCCTGCCCGGCAGTTCGAGGCCCATCTCGCCATCATATCCGGGAAGAATCAGGAACGGAAGAAGCAACACGACGAGATCGAACGCGAACAGAAGAAAGCAAAACGGAAGACATGAATCATGGCTGAAGTAAGCTCGGTCGTCCTGAAGTACGCCGTGCGCGGGGCGGACCGCGCGCAGCGGAAGGACAAGCAGGTGCGCGAGTCCATCCAGCGCACCGGCCGACGCGCCCGAAAGGAGTCGGGCTCGATCAGGAAGTGGATGCAGCGACACAAGGCCGCCATCGCCGGCATCGCCGCGGCAACGGCAGGCGCGATGATGGCGGTCATCAAGCACTCGCCCACCCTGAGTGGCGAGCTCGCGGGAATGCGACTCGCCTTCAGCCTGTTCGCGATGACCGTCGGCGAGGACCTCGCGCCCGCCCTCGAGGGCATCAGCGGGACACTCCTCGACATCTCGGACGCCTACAGCGACCTCGACGAGGACGTCCGGAAACCCATCTCCGGACTGATCGGAGTCGCGCTCGCCATGGTGTTCGCCGCGACAGCGCTCGCGACCCTCGAGACGATCATCGGCGGGACCGCCGTCGCGGCGGCGTTCAAAGCCATTGGTGGCGCGGCCTGGAGCGCCGCGGGCGGCGTCTTAGGGTTCATCGGCGTCACGGGCGGGCTCCTCATGCTCGCCATCGCGATCGCCGCCGGCCTCGGACTCGCGTCGAGTGAGCTGCTCGGGTTCACGAACATGACGAGCATCGCGAGCACCGAAACCGGGTCCTGGATGGGCATGCTCGCGCAGGCCGTCTTCGTGCTGACGGGCCCATTCGCCGCGGCCATCGCCGCCGCGGTCGCCTTCTGGAAGGGCGGCTGGTCGAACGCAAAGCGCGTCTTCAAGCAGTTCATGATGGAGTGGGTGAAGCTGATCGGGCGACTGCTCGCGGGCGTCGTCGCGTTCATGGCCGCCATCGGCGCGGCGATCCACACCGGGATGGAGTACGCGTGGGACCTCGGCGTCAAGGCGGCGCGCGAGGGCGCGAACGGCGTCCTCTGGGCGGTCGAAGAGCTGTACAACGGCTCGAAGTCCGGGCTGATCAAGGCACGGAACGGCTTCGAGACGACCTTCGAGTACATCGCGAACGCCGCCAAACGCGGCATGAACGACACGGTCGAGGTCGTCACCTCGAGGCTGAACACCCTCATCAAGAAGGCCAACAAGGCCCCCGGCGTCAACCTCGACCTGATCCAGCCCGCGCAGTTCGACGCGAAGAGCGTCGACGAGATCGCCCAGCAGTCCCGCGAGCGCCTCCAGCGCCGACTCGACAACATGGAGCGCCTCGACCTCGACCGGTTTTCCACCCGGACGGCCGGGGAGATCACGGACGCCGCGAGCAACCGGCTCGCCGAGCGCTGGCAGATGATTCGGGACGTGCAGGACCGCTGGCAGGAGCAGATGGCCGCCGAACAGGTGCAGATCGCGCCGGAGGACGGCGGACAGTCCACACCCGGCGAAGGTACCGGACCGTCACCGAACATGCTGTCGCCCGAGCAGCGCCAGCTGCTCGAACGCGCCCAGCGCATGCGCGACCAGGGCGCTCGCGATGGCCGTGCTCCCGACCGGCCGCGTGCACCGCGCGGAGGATGGGGGCACGAGGGCCCGCCGCCGACGCGGGCCCAGCAGGGCCAGCAGGGCGACCAGTACACCGTCGAGGAGCTCCGCGTGATGCTGCAGTCGACGGGCGACGAGCGCCTCGACGGCGAGCAGGTCGGCGAGTCGGCGATGCAGTACATCGAGGAACAGCAGCAGCGGAGGCGGTGACCCATGTCGGACTACACCCACACCCGGCTGGAAACGCCCGACGGTACGGTCGTGATGTACCTCGCGCCAAACGCCAAATATCAGCCGGTGTATAAGAACGACCTGCACAGCCAGGCTCGACCGCGGGGGAGCGCGCCGATCTCCCGCGACAAGCGCATGTGGAGCACCGAGTTCACCCTCCAGGGCGAACTCGTCGACAGCGACGACCTCCCGCCAGCCCACGAAGCGGACCTCGTCGCCCTCGACGACTCGTGGTCCGCTCCCGTGACCGCCGTGCAACAAAAAAACCGGCTGACGTACTTTCTCCTCGACGTCGGCGGGCCGTTCTACCTGTACGACGGGGCCGACGAGTACACTGCAGAAGACGAGTCGGAGATCGACCGGGCAAACGGGATCTTCCCGACCGTCCAAGTCGAAGAGTACCGCCCGCCACGCGACGCGGGTCTCGCGCGCCTAAACTACACGGTCAAGTTCCGCGAGGGGGTCGAACGCTGATGCCGGTCGACTGGCGGCTCGAAGACGTCAACGACGGGACCTACGACGACCGGCTCCTCGACGTCCCCGATTGCACGCTCGCCTTCAGCCGGTTCGCCCGGAGCGCCAAAGCTGAATTCGACGACCCGGACGGCACGGTCCCGAGCGAGTATCCGCGGGGCGCGCCCGTCGACCTCGAGGTCACGCGGAACATCGACGACGCGTACTCGACGCGGCTCGGCGGGTTCGTCAACGGGTACGAGTCGGGGCAGAACACGACGACGCTGAAACTCCTCTCGCACGACTCGTGGCTTCGAGGCCGGAATGTCTACCGGAGCTTCACGGACACCGCGAAGTCGACGATCATCAAGGAGCTCGTCACCGACCTGACGCCCCTCGAATGGGACGCGTCGCGGGTCGACGTGTACGACGACGCGGCGATCGACGCGGAGTGGTCGGGCGAGGCACTCGACAAAGTCCTCGAGGAGCTGTCGGCGGCCTCGAACGACGAGCTGTTCGGCGCGACCAACGACATGGTGTTCTTCTTCGAGCAGCGGGACACCTCGCGAGCGCCCCGGGACTTCACCGCGGGCGAGTACTTCCCCGACAGCGCCGAGTTTGAGGAAGACGGCTCGGTCGAACTCAACGAGGTGACCGTCTACTACGGCGGTCAGCCCGCGGACTCGGCGGTCATCGAGGAAGACCGGGCGGCGCAGAAGGCGCTCCAGAACGAACTCGGCGCGTCCTCGCCGGTCGTGATCTCGGACTCGAAGACCTATACAAAGATCTCGACCGAGGAAGCGGCGCGACGGAAGGCCGAGCAGATCCTGTCGGGCGCGACCGCGATCACCACGGGCGAGCTCACGACGTGGGAAGCGTTCGACGTCGACCCGGGCGACCTCGTTCGGGTCGTGGTGCCCGAGCAGGGCATCGACGACGAGTTTCGGGTCGCGGAGATCACCCACAGCTGGCAGGACGACGAGACGAGCGTGAAGCTCGCGGAGAACTCCGACGGCGTGGTCGACACGCTCGTCGAACTCTCCGACGAAGTCAGCCGGGTCGAAGCCCGGCCAGCGGACAACAACGCGACGATCACGCGGTTCACGACCTTCGACCTCCCGTTCGAGGTCGCGTGGACCCTCAACGTCTACCGACGGAGCGTCCCAGACGACGCGCTTCTCTGGGGGTCGACGAAAGGCGGCTGGGGTGACCCGGCCGCAGGCGGCGGGCGCTGGGGTGACCAGCGCGGCGAGCGCGAGCAACTCATCCAGAAGTAATCATGCCAACGAAAGAACTCACGAACGACGGACGAAACGCGATCCGGGACTTCCTGCAGGGGGAGGTCTCGGAGATCGGCATCGGTACCGATGGCACCGAGGCGTCGAAGACGGACACGGCGCTCGGGAACCAAATCATCGCGAAGAGCTCGACGAACGAAGACGCCGGTACCGGGCAGTCGGAATTCAACGCTCGGCTGTTGTCGAGCGAGGCGAACGGGGAGGCACTCCGCGAACTCGGGCTTAAAACGCCGGATCTGTGGGCGCGGCTCGTGTTTGCGGAGATTAACAAGACGAGCGACTTCGAGGTCGAGTTCGAGGTGCAGGCGGAGGTGCAGAACACATGAGGGAACACACAGACGGCGGATTCCCGTTCGCCAACGACTTCAATGCGATCGCGCAGGCGCTCGCCGACGACGCGGCCGTGCTCAACGGCTGCGGCATTACCGACGGCGGCAGCGACGACATGACCGTCGACGTGGCGTCGGGCGACGTGCGGATCGACGGCTCGAACTACAGCGTCGGCTCGCAGCAGGTGACGCTCGACGCCGCCGACGGCTCGAACGATCGGTACGACCTGATCGTCGCCGGCACCGACGGCGCTGCCGAGAAGGTGACGGGCACCGCGAGCTCGCAGCCGAGCGCGCCGTCGATCCCGGCGGATCACGCACTGCTCGCTATCGTCATCGTGCAGGCCGGCACGTCGGGCGTCACCGACGGCGACATCAACGGCGCGCGCGGCGTGAACGCTGCCCCGAAGCAAATCGACGACCACGCGTCGCAAGCCGACGCGCACCATCCGAAGTACACCGATGCCGACGCGCGCAGTCAAGCCGTCGGGATGGACTTCATAACAAGGATTTGAACATGCAAGGCAACATCACGAATACATCGGTACTCGAACAGTCGTCGGGCGGGTCGATTAGTGTCCCTTCCGGGGAGATATGGATCTGCCGGGTCATGCTGCAACCGACGAGCGACTCATCGAATAACTCCACACTCAATAGTGTTCGATACTACCGAAACGGAAACGAGCGAGACACGGTACCCCCGTGGGACACCGTGCTCGTCGGCGGCGACACTTTCTCGCTCGCCGGAAACCACGACATGACGATTACGGGCTTCGTGGCAAACGATGGCGGCGGCACCGTGACCGTTGAAAACAACACCGTGCGGGCGGATCTCGGGTGGGACGAGAGCACGAGCGTGCCAAGTGGCGAAACGTGGTACGTGACGATCCAAATGTTCCCGACGGGCGGGGCTGACGCAAACGGCACAAAGATTAACGGAGTTGAAATCTCGCATGGGTGGGCAGGAAATGCAGGAGAAAAGAACTTCTATCACCTACAAGGCGTCGTGCTGACGGGTGACGACACGATCACGAGCGGCGCGAACAACACGACCCATATCGCCGGGTGGGTGGTCAACTAATGTATCAGTACACCACAACGACCGGCCACACGGTCGAATGGATCCCCGCCGACACCGTTCTCGCCGCGCAGGCGATGGAAGACGTAAACGGCACCGGCGTGCCAAACACATATACGCTTCCAGACGAAGCGAACGTGCCGATTGACAACGATGTCGCGCAGAAGGTTCGAGCCCGCTACCGCGAGCTGACCGCGTGGAAGCTGTCGATCGCACTCGACGACGGCGACGTGCAGGCCGGGGGAGCGGACAGCGAACCCGTGACCGTGACCGTGCTTGACGAAAACGGCGAGCGCGTGTCGGGCGAGCACCGCGTGTACCTGCTTGTCGACGGCGACTCGAAGCCTGTCGACACCGTCGACGGGGAGGGCGTCTATAACGTCACGTCAACAAAGCCCGCCGGGAGTACCGTAACGGTTCAGGCGGACGGGTCGGAAGACCACCATGCGACGGCGTCAGCCGAGGAAAAGATCAGCGTGGTCTAACATGCCGGGACTCGACACATTCGGCGACCTGATTGCGGCGAACGAACCCGTGGTCGCCGCCGCCGTCGCGGGCGCGGCTGCTGTCGCGCTGTACGGCGTGCTCGGGCGGCGAGCGCTCGGCGCTGACGACACGTGGTGGAACGCCCTCCGCCGGACCGTCCTCCCCTTCCTCGACGAGCAGACCGAGGGCAGCGGCCACTACGCGGCCTACGAACTCCGCAGGGTCGAGTTCGTCGGCACGGTCGACCTTACCGTCGAGGATGTCAACGCGAAGCTCGAGGAACTGGGCGCGGACCGAAACCCCATCTCGGCGCTCAAGTACGCGCCGGACGGCCGGCCCGAGGCGGCGTCGTGGGCGTTCCGTGACCTGCCCGAGGGCTTCGACGACCTCCCGCGGGAGCTGCAGGTGGCGGTCGCCGCGATGGCCGACGACCAGCTGCACGTGATCCTGTTCGAGCGGCCGGACGGCCGAACGGACATCGCGGTGCATCACGAGGCCTCGGCGATCAATCCCCTGGAGGGTCACGATCACTACCGGGGCGAGGAGTACGACGTGGAGCGCGGGAACGAGGAGTTCCGGGCGCTCTGGGCGGAGACAGACGTCGAACTCATCGAGTGGCAGCCGGTCGAGCGCGAGAAGAAGCAGGTCGCCGACTAACCTCTTCTTTTACTAACCGGGTCAGCGGAAGTTCTCGTACATCAGGTTCGCGTACTCCTTCGCAGTATCAGGGTCGGGGGACTGGGAGCCTGACTCGGGGATGAACATGTACTGGAGGCGGCCGATGGCGTTGGCGTCTCGGAAGAGGAACACGACTTCTGGATCGACTTCGTACTGGACGGCTTCGACGCCGAGGGAGACGTCGGACGTCGATGAGTCGATCTCTGAGACGCGGCGTCCATACTCGTCCTTTCCCTCGTCGATGGTTTCAACCAGCCATGCTTGAGAGTTGACGACGTGGAGATCGCCGTCTTCGAGCTTCTCGAACTCCGTCTCGTTCTCGTCGGGGCGGTCGACTTCCTGCCATCCAGACTCGAACTGGTTGAGTGAGAGGACGAGTTCGGACGCGGACTTCTCGATTGGCTCTTGGGTGGCGTCGGTTGGTTCTTCGTCGACTGATCCGCCGACGCATCCGGCTGTTATCGCGGTGAGTGCCGTGCTGGTTGTGACCAAGAAGGCTCTGCGATCCATATTTCTGCGAAAAGAATACTCAAATGATAAATGTTTGGTGTGCTGCTCGGCGAACGCTCGCCACCGGCGGCCACGATGGCGGCCAAGAGTGGCCCCTCCGAGATCTTCTCCACCGTCACATGTCCCCCGCTCCAGGGCTTTGATTGCCCGCGTTCTCGGGGTGGAGGTCGTCGGGCTCGCGATCCGTGAGCGCCGCCACGATCCGGCGGATCTCCCGTGCGGTTGGGTTCCGCTGGCCTGACCGGGAGATCGCGGCGCGCTCGATCTCGGGCCACACGTCGGCAAGCGCCTCGGTGCCGAGCTTCTCGTACGCCTCGCGCGTGATCACGGCGCCGACGAACTCGTTCGCGGGCGTAAACTCGGGGTAGAGGCCCTCGCCGGGCGCCCACTCCAGCAAGACGCCCTCCTCCTCCTCGCCACGGCCGCCGTCGGTGCGTGGCCGCTGGTCGTGGCCCACGCGGCATGCCTTGCACTTCTGGCTTCCGTCGCCGCCGCCGTACGTGAGCTCGCCACAGTCGGGGCACTCATGCCGCTCATCCAGATCAAGACGCTCGTCGGCCGCGACGATATCGCCCTCGATGATCGAGTTCTGGCACTCCGAACACCTCGCGGAGAGCCGACCCTCGCTCTCAAAGACACTGAGAACGGCGTGCGCGTTCCCGCATGCCGGACACCCGACCGCGAACGGCTCCTCGCCACCGTCGGCCACGACCTCGGGCGCCGCGCCCTCGGAGCGAACACCGTGCTTTCGATACCGCCAGATCGCCGCGCACGTCTTGCACACCTCGAAGTAACCGGGCGGGTACGCCGCGATCGGCTTGTGCTGGAGAGTGGCGGGCTTCGAGCATAGTTGGCCGTCGCCGTCGGCCACCGGGAGGTGGAGCTTACGATCGCCACCGCGGCTCGATACGCGCCACTCGCTCTCGGCTTCACGGATCGCCGCCTCCACCGGCTCGATCACCTCGGGGAGCTCGATCTCGTTCGAGTGCGGGCAATCGGTCGTGCCCTTCTCGATCACGTCGGCCAGCTCGCGCCCGACGGCGAGCTCGGGGTCGCGCTCACTCATCGGCGGCCTCCAAGTCCTCGATCGCGTTCTCCACGGCCCTGCGCTCACGGATCTCTTGTTCGAGCACGTCGGCCTCCAGTTCCTCGCGAAGCGCCTCCACCGACTTGATGCCGGTTCCATCAAGGAGGCGTTCGGCCGCCGGGATCGCCTCGGGGTCGCCGATGCACGCCCGCCCCATTTGCGCGAAGTGGCCGACGAACCGCTCGATCGCGTAGCCCTCGTTTGGCGCACGGGTGAGAAGAGCGTTCTCCTCGTCGCTTTCGATCGGCGGGTACACGCGGCCTTGCACGTCGTACAGCTCCCACGTGTTCCCCGGCATCACGTTATCGACGATCGCGTTCGCGAGAATCGGTGCAACCTCGGCGCTCCCGAGGTGGTCGTCGCACCACGTGATGAGCGTCTCGATCTCCTCGTCGGAGAACACGTCGGTTGGATCCATCGCCGGGGCGACCGGCTCGCGGTCGTCGTTCCCGCTCATCGCTGGCCTCCCTGGGCGCAGGGATCGGTTAGTAGTCGGAGCTCGTGAGCAGCCACAGGATGAACACGATCCCGATCACCACGCCGAACAGCGCGGGCGGCCAGACGACCGTGAGGGCCGCGAACAGGAATATGGTCATGATTCCGGCGAAGGCGGCGACTGCTTTCGAGGTGCTCCCGCCGCATTCGGGGCACTTCGAGGCGGCCTCCGGGATCGAGCTCGTACAGTGCGGGCAATCTTTGGTTGATTCCATCAACTCTCGCGTTATCTTTCATATGTTGTAAATTGAATGGT